ATCACAGAATTTCTTGAGGTGGGGTAACAATCCCACATATATCTCTCCAGTTGCTGGACTAAACAATCTAATTTTACCATCCCACATCCTACTTCGGTATGCAGGCATAAACTTAAAACCAGGCACTTCAAAGGTAAAAAAATCAGATAACTCTTGTTTTTCTGATGCAGAAAGGTCTGAAAGTATTAAGTAAACTTCATTCTTTTTAGATATGAGCATTTTGTAAAGTATTGGGGTTTCCGTAATCACCCCTAGCAATCACATTCCAAGCAATGGAAATTCTCTCTTTTCCTTGCTCTTTCATTTGAGGAACCCAATGTTGAAGCCAAGATGGAAAAATTAAACCAGTACCTTGACTAGCATTAATTGTCACCATACTGGAATTATACCAGTTTGGTTTATTTTTAAGAAATAAAACATTCGCTTGGGGTCGAGGATCAAAAAATTGAAGAGGCGAAGATTTATCAGAAGTTTGTAAATACCATACTCCCGATAAAAGGTTATTAGAATGTGTATGTGGGGCATGAATACTTCCATATCGTAATATATTTCCCCACATATTAGTAAATTCTAAAGACTCATATTCATAATCATATTTGCGTAAAATTTCTTCACACACCTTCAAAGTATAATTTGAAAAATCAGCAAATATTTCATCCAAATAAAGAATGTTTCTTTTATACCCCCCCGCTCCATCTAATTTTCTAATATAATTTACTAGACTATTTTGATTAGATGGGTTAAATTTATATTCATGAATAAGAGTCGGAAAACACTCGTAAGTTTTTACATTGTCCATGCCAATACACTCCATCTTACACCTTTAGTTACTGTTTTCACTTCATGTGGAAACATAAAGTTGGAAGGGAAAATTAACCCAGAGCCCTTTTTAGGATGATACCATTTATCTGCCACCACAAACTCTCCACCTTTATAATCATCATTTAAAAATAACAGTATAGATGCTTGTGGATACCCATACTGTTGACCATGACTATGATGTATATTATCTATATGACTCGACATAAATCCATCTTTAGGATATCGATTAATACGAAAATCTGTAATGTGTTGAACACTAAAAAGAGGATGATTCTCTGAATATTTTTTAATCACATATTCAAAAGCTGCCTTAACAGCTTTATAATAAAGATTACCGTTCCTTATCCACACTTCATCCATACGCACTCGTTCATCTGAAGTTTCTGTTCTTCCTTTGTGACTAGAATATGTTGATGGTTTAAAATTAAAATTCCAATTAATTAGATCATCACATAATACATAAGGCACAACCTCATCATAATATCTGATATACTTTTCCATTAAATCATTCCTGCTTCAAATTTCTTCCATTCAGTTGCATTACGGATATCCCATCCACGATTATCAATAGATTTAATAACTCCATCTATATATCTAATGATACTCTCGTAGTAACTGATCTTACCTTGCAGTTCTAAAATCTCATCATCAGAATTTATATACATCTGAAGATCAGTCTTTAACACTTTTAAGTCAAATGGTTTTGCAACATACACCTTTGCTTCTGCTTTACCTCCATAATACTCCCACTTGGCACGATACATCCTCTGATGATCTGCCTTTCTCATTATAAGAAGCTGATCATAGTGTGATCTGTATTCCAACCATTTAGGTTTTATGTTTTGATTTTTAAAAGATTCTTGATCAAGTCGTTCTTGATCTAGGATTGTGAGGTCTTCTTTTGCTTCATTTTGTAATTGGTCTAGTGTCATGGTATAACAATATCATATAAAACTGAAAAAGTCAAGGGATTTAGAAAAATGAGCAGAATTGATAAAACTTCCTTTTCTCTATATTGTCCTGAGACTAGATTTTGAAAACTGTTAAAGTTATCGTTATCTGCTCTTCCGTATTTATAAAACTTCGAACTCATAAATTTGATATGCAAAATCAACTGTTGTAGTCATATAGTCTACGTCTGTTGCCGTTTGTGTATAATCCAAAGCTCCTAATGATACAGGATATATATCTCTAAAAAGAACATTCAGGATTGGATTATTTTTATTGGAAAGTATAGTAAGAGTTGCATCTGAAAATAAAGAATTTACTCCTGTCGGTGGTTTTACATCACCAATATCAGCCGATTGTCCTTGAGTTGGAATAGGAGCATTAGATGTATTTGCTCTAAAATCTGAAAATTGTTTTCTATCTTTAGGAAATCCTATTGCAGTTATCCATTCATGTACTGATATATAGTTTTCAAGATATTCATCTACAATAAATGTTATTGTTAAATTATCATATGTCAACTTATCTCCCATCATGGGAATATCTTTCAAAGGTGTAGCCATTATTGCATCTCCCATACTAATAGAAGGAAGATTACATCCAACGCTAAAAAATTCAACTTTAGGTAATTGATGAATGCCAAATCTAAATTGAGTTGGACTTGCATAATCCAACTTTGTTGGTTGCCGATCTATTGCTTTAATGCTTGCCATATACTTATTTATAATAAAAAAAGAGAGGCCCGTAGGCCTCTCTCTAGTTTCACTTGGGTAGTTATCTTATTACATAAGATTCGTAACTTTAACCCGACGATACCAAGCATTTGTATTAGCATCGATTGATGCATCGGAGTTAACCGTATCACCAGCAGCGACTGCACCAGCAGCGGCAAATGGGTTTGCGGCCAGACCATAACGGGTCTTAAATCCGATTTTCGGTTGGAAACTATTCTCACCAACCGCACGTACCATCTGTAGAGGTACGTATGGGCAATAAAAGAAGCCCGCATCGTATGGGGAAGTTCCTTTATATCCACAAACATAGTACTGTGAAGCAGCTACGTTAGCAGAATAAGGATCGACATAAACCTTGAAGCGACCATTCATAACACCAGCAAAGGTGGTAGAAGTGTCATCTACATTAAGGTTGTTATTAAGAGCCGGAGTATAATCAAGTACACCAGCCATGTTAAGAGCGGAAGCAACGTCAGCTGAAACAATCAGCATATTACCTTTACCCCTACGAGTCTGTTGACCAATAGCATTGGCGTCACGTTCAATAGCGAACATTAGACCCTTAAACTTCTCAACTGACCAACGACCATTTGAATCGGTGTCAAGATCGAAGATGCCTGCGGTGGTCGTATTAACTTGAGCACCAGCAACGGCAGTAATATACAGAGAACGGATAACCTCACGGTTAATCTCAGCAAGAATTTCAGAACTAAGAATATTAGCAAGCTCTGTCTCGGCATCCAAACCGTGGATAGCCTTGAGGTCTTGTGCGAGTTCCATCGTGTACTCGGCCTTGAGGGCACGTGACACGGCAGTAACCGTGGACTTTTCGATTGAGAACGCCATCTCAGCAAAAGCATTCGTTCCACTGTCACCTAACGCTTCTGCCTGTGCCGTAGTCATACCAGTAGCACTTACGTAAGTACCAGCAGAAGGACTGTCGTTCAGAACAGCAGGGTTAGTCTCAGTTGCACCAACGTCACCACCACCAATAGTACCGGCAGCGTTTTGGTTGGAAATATCGGGCATTGACTCGTCCATTAGAGCCTCAGCGCCATCCTGAGAGATGAACGAAGAGCGCATCGCAAAGATAAGACCAGTAGGCCCTGTCATTGGCTGCACGCCGCATACATCATAAGCAATCAAGTTCGGCATCGCACGACGAACCAATGAGATCAAAATTGGATCCCATGTATCCATCTGTCCGCCGGACATTGCATTAACAGGGGCTACCTCAGAAAGATACTGGGTGTCCTCTTTCAATGCTTTTTCTTGGTTTTCGAGGATAAGAGTGGTAACGGCCCGCTTGTAAGAATCCTCAATCGGTGGTAGATCGGGGTGTTCTAGGACTGGCTGCCACTTTTCCTGTAGATGTTCTGTCTGAAACATTTTTGTTTCTCCTTTATTTAATTACATCTATTTATAAAATTATTAACTAGCACGTGCCTTGTTACGAGAAATTGCAGTCATATAAGTCTTCATTGCGTTACTCGTATCAATGTCCTGTGCGGAGCCATCAGTTTCATCATCTGAATCACTTGTTGGATGAACTTTTGGAAAATAACTTTCCTTTAGTGTGTTAAGTTTTTCTTTGAAAGACTCTTCATCACTAAACTCTACATCCTTAGTAAGTGATTTAAACTTTTCAACTTCAGTGTCGGCTAAGTCCTCGGAAACCTCAGAAATAACCTGTTCACGAACCAGTTCACTATTTGACTCTTTAATTTCGACATTCTTTTGAATTTCGGAATTTAGTTGGTCTTCCAGTTCGGAAATTTTTTCAGATTGTGCCTCAAGTACATCATACTTCTCATCAGGCACATCAATGTAATGATCTTCAAACAATTGCTGTAGACCAGAGATAAAGTCTTCTGCAATCTCGCCCTTGAGTCCTCTTTCAATGGCAAGTTCATTTTCTTTAACCCACTCTTCTACAACATAGTTGAGATATGTGTCTACTTTCTCAGAAAGTTCGTCTTTGAAAGTATCCATTTCTGTTTCTTTTTCGGTAGCAACTTCATCATGAATACGTTCTACTTCAGCACGTACCTTAGATTTAACAGCTGCTTCAAAGATGGTTGCGGCTTTTGTCTTGAATTCCTCAGAAAGTGAATCATCATCACTTACCAAAGCATTGACATCTTCCTTTACATCAATATCTTTGATACGCTTCTCGACAGCTTCTTTCTTCGCATTTTCAAGAGCCTCTTCCTCGTCTTCCTCGTCTTCCTGCTCGTCTACCTTTGCTTTCTCAGCAAGACTAGATTGATAAGCAGCAAGCATTTCTTTAACCTCTGTTGCTTTCATACCAGCAAAAAATTCAAGATGCTGATCTTTAGTTCTTGGAGCTTCAGAAAGTTCCTCACCGTCATGGTCTACCTCATCACCAGCGGCGATATGATCAGCCTTTGGGTCAGAAGCTTTCTTACGTGGCAATGCGCCAACTTTTCCCTTATCAGGGACTCCACCACTAGTAGCAATTTTTCCCTTACTTTTTTCAGGGGAATCTTCGCCTTTCTGTTGAGCATCTCCACTAACAGGTTTAGCCGCAGCGGCAACTTTCTTGGCAGGGGCATCAGACTGTTCACCGTCAACAACGGCTTTTCCAGTATCTTGCCTCTCTCCTTCGACTTTAGACCCTTTTTCGGCAGGCATTGAACCTTTCTTGGGTTTCATTGCGTCTGAAGCTTCCTCAAGCTCATCATTCGCTTCCTCAAGTTCGGCAATCACTTCCGATTCAAGCTCTTCAATCGATTTATCTAATTCATTTTCGGCCATAGGGATTACTCCTTTGTTTTTCTTTCATTGATTATTTATAAATTATAGCATTTTGAGGAATTTTGCAAACTCAAGTGCCTCAAGATTCGTTTGTTTTTGACGTTGTTTTACATCAATTCTCTGTTTCATTTCCGCAAGTTGCGCTTCTACAATATTTCCATGATCCCAAACCCACTCTTTTCCTTCCATAATACCTTCTACGAAAGCATTAGGAGCGGAAGGATCAGCAACAATATCTGCTGCAGTTGCAAGATAAAAATCATCTTTCACATAGTTTGCACCATTTCTCTGCTCCAAACTACCCATACCTCTAGAGGAAACACCTAGTTTTGCACCCTCATCCATGAGATTTTTTACTATTTTTCCCATAGGTGTATCCATAACTTTTGCTTCACCGACAAAATTCTTTCCATCAGGATGTAATTCTGTAATCATATGGGACACTCTCTCAAGATTAACCGTGGGCCCATCTGGATGTCCAAGTTCACCAAAAGCACGTTTTTCTCTAATGAAATTTTTATTATACTTAGCAACTTCTTTTTCAAGAACCTCTTGAGGATATACCCGACCATTTCGATTTTTCACATCGGCCTGCATAAAAATACCCTTTAATTTATAGTTCTTTTTACCGTCATCCTTTGTTTCAGTGACAAATTCTACATCTTCTATTGCTTCTGATATAAGTTTTAACATTTTTTTAATCCCAAAATTTATATTTGATTGGTTGTTTTTTCTTTGAGTTGAATACAAAATCTCTAATATGATGTTTTTTACGATCTACACCCTTCTGAGGAAATCCAATTCCCATCAAAAGAAGAGGTTTATCATCCAAATCTGCAATCCCTTTAATTGCCTTTGCGTCAAAACACTGACAACATCCTGTTCTATATCCCATCAAAGAAGCAGTTAGATTTAAATATCCAGCGGCAATTCCTACTGCAACCTGTCTATCTCTCTCCAACTCCTTTAATTTTTTCTCATCCCATTTACCAGTTTTAATAAATGAT